TTCCGAATAAGAATACCAAAGATGAGTTCAACCAAATTGCTTCACCACCTTTTGCCTTAATCTTTGGTTGACCAAATGGATTGTCAGGTAATTCAACCCAAGGTTGATTAACAATAACCAATGTGTTTTCGTATTTTGAATCAGATTTACGTGAACCTGAAATACGTTGGTTAATACCCATACCAATCTTATCGGCAAGTACTGATGCGTTGTGTTGTTTACCGCCTTTACCATCGTAAGTCATCTTACATGGAACTGAACCTACTGAATCCCACAAGAATAATAAACTGTAATCTAATTCACCTTTTTCTTGTGCGTCTAACAAACTATTGATATAATCCGTAATCTGTTCAATGTAATTAAAATCATTGTTGAAGATGTAAAATCCATCCCAATCTGATTCTCCAGTTTCTTCATCAACAACTTCTTCACATTCAAAACCCATTAGTTTTGCGTGTTCAAAAGACCATTTTTGTTCTGTAATAATGAATACAGGTAGGATACCTTTCTTTTGTGCGTCAACAGCGGCTTTAACCAAAGCGGTTGTTTTTCCTGTGTCTGAGTGACCCAAGAACATGTTTAAGTGTCCAATCGCGGGACCTGGTAGTCCAACCGCATCCAAGAAGTCAGAACCTAAGTCAAAAAATCTTTGCGGTTTATATTTTGCTGAAGTAGAGAATTTTTTCTTTACTGAGCTGAAATCATTTTTTTTAATAGCCATATATGATATAAATTAATCATGTGCGGTACCGTACATGATACCGCACATGATGTGTTTTAGTTTATTAGAATGGTAATTCCTCGTCAGGTGACATACCTGCTTGTGGGTCTACAGGTGTTCCACCGAATACTTCAGTAGCGTCATCACCGTAAACATATTTTTTAGATTCTGAATCCCAACGTGGAACTTCGCCACGAGCAATTGCTTCCAAGTATTCAACAGGCTTCTTAGAGTAAACGTCAGCCCAAGTTGTTATGTCGTTTTTCCAAGAATCCAATTGTTCAGCGTCTTCTGACAATTTGCTTGGGTCATCATACATTACTGTTTGAATTGAAGTGTATTCTTTTCCTTTTGGTGTTTTTGATTTAACCAATTGAATAATCAAATCACGTCCTTCATTTGGGTCAGTCAAATTACCTTTAGCTCTCCAAATTGGAATGATTTTGTCCAAGATACCATCTTGCTTGTAGTTGTGTTTAAATCTCCAAAATTTTACACCATCTTCTTCATGGTCACGGTCAATAACCTTAACAATGTAAAATTTACGAGCTTTGTACTGTGCCGCCAAATCTTTGTCAGTTTGTTTGCCAGTTTTCATAAGTTCTTCGTAAACCTCTGTTAAAGGTGAACGTCCGCCTTCATTTTTGTCGGGGTCATAAAGTTTGTTGTAAGTACCGTTTACTTGGATTTCGTGGAACCATACTTCCTTAAAAGGAGATGAACCATCTGTGGTTGGTAGGATTCGGATTCTTCTTTGTCCTGAGTTTTCACCTTTAGGAAGAATAGCCGCGAAATAACGCTTCATTCTGTCTTCTTGTGACATCATTGGTTGGTCACCAAATGGTTTTGTGTTTTGTTCGTACTGCGCCAGAACGGCATCGAATGTTTTGTCTGTCATCATAATTGTATTTTTTATCTTTTAATGTAAGATAAATATAACACAATTTTTTCAGAAATCAAATTAGTTTTGTAAACCTTGGTCAAAAGATTTTCTAACACTCATCTTGTCGTAGTTTTCTACATCATCAGGTGTTAAAATATATTGCTCCTTACCTTGTTGTTTCATTTGTGGTTCTTTTTCAGTAAAAAAATCAGATAACTTTTGACTATAAGGACCAGAATCTAAAGACCTTAATTCCATTTTTTCTTCAGCACTTTTTGGTCTGTATTGTTCAACTTTGTCTTCAATTGAATTAATCTTTTCAAAGATTGAGTCCATCTGCGCCAATTTACTTTCTAAGTCATTTAATTTAGACATCATTGAATTCATGTATTCTTCCTGCTTTGACTGCATGTCTTTTTGTGAAGTAACCAATTCTGTGATATCCAACTCTTCGGTACCACCGTCATTTTTTCCACCTTCAGAATCACCTGTTTCAATTTCCTCAACATCAGGGTCATTATTAATATCAATAGGTGCACCTGTTTCTGGAGCTGCTTCACCTTCAGGTGGAGTAGCACCGCCTAATGTTGTATCATCGGGTGCTGGTGGTGGAGGTTCAGCAGCAGTTGGGTCTTCATCTGCTGGTGGAGGTAATGCAGCGTCTTGTTCAACAATATAACTATTGATTTGATTATATCTTTTTAATTCCTCTAATATTGTTTTTGAAACTTTGTTTTCCATGATTAACCGTTTAATAATGTTTTAACACCTTGTGGTGTTTCAACTCTTAATGTTTTATTTAATTTCATTGTGTTATCCACTCTTTCAATTAAACCGTCTTTTAATCTTACAGTATAACAGTCACCAGTTTGTAAATCACAAACTTCTTTATATCCGTTACCCAAATCTTTTTCGGCGATTACAGTATCTTTCTGTAAGTAGTTGTCCAATAAATTTTTTAAATTACTCATATTGTTTTTCTTAATAAATATAACGATTATTTAATTTAGTTCAAACCCAATGTTTTTGATTGTTGATAAGCCCATCTGACATTACCAAGCCAAGTATTATAGTTTTTGTTTTGTGTATATGTTTGAGTTAAAGTTCCTGATGTGTACCAAGTCATATAGAATAATTCAATAATTTTATTTATTGTTTCTTCTTTAGTTAGATTATCGGTAAAATACACATCCATCTTTTTGTTATAATAATCACTAATAAATTTAATATTATCATTAATTGTATCAAATGTCACAAATGGTCTTGTTGTATTTTCACCAGTTTTTAAACAATAATATTTTTTAATATTATCTTTTAAAGATGCTTGATATCTGTTAACATCACAAGTTACACCATACAAATTATTTTGTTTATATTGTAATCTATTTGTTAATTCGGTGTTGTTACCCATCATGTATAACATACAGAACATATAAGTTTTTAATCTTGTATCCGTTGTTGAACTATTGATAAGCGTTACCAATTGATTTACAGTAATTGAACTCGTTATTAATTTATCATTTTCAACAACACCATATATCGCATCAATATTTTCACCACACTCCTGTACTTTAACATTCGTAGTTTGAGTAATAAATCCTTGATATGGTGTCTTTGCGGATAAGACATAATTTTTAGATTGGTCACCAGTTAAATATTGTTTTGAATTATTGTCATAAGTTACCAATGTATTATTATCAACAAATTGTTTTACTTTGTCTGACAATTTTTTAGAAAAGTCTTCGTTTATACTTGCAAGGTCTTCAGATATTTTTGTATTAATATTAGCAGAAACCCTTTGTCCGTTGAATTCAGTATTAAAACTACCAGGGCTTATTGAGTGTTTAACATTTCTAATAATATAAGTTCCATTAAACATTGGCATATGTCGTAGTACAAAATACATTGTTGGTTGAATCATTACATTACCCAATGTTTTAATTGTACTAGTGTATGAACGGTTTTTATAAAAATCATACAACGCAGTTGTTTGTTGCATTGTTTTCTTTCCTGAGCCTTGATTACCCATATCAATAGTTGTTTGTATTTGTTCTGATGACGCAACACCTTGTTCTTGGTTAATATCAACAGATTTAAATATACTTTGATTTATTGTTCCAAAATCAACAACAAAACCTACGGCTTTATTACTATTATGTTGATTGGTAGCACCTTTTTCAATAATAGGATTATTTGTTGGGTTACCCAAATCAAACGAATCACTCTTAAATGGGTAGTTAGGGTCATTATCTAACGATAATGTTTGTGAAGGTCTATCAACGTATTGACATAAAAATTTTGGTGCCGAATCAATGTAATCAACATATGTAAATGTACTAAACACATCGTTAGCATTGTTTAAAATTGATACGTTTCTATCACTCGTCTTTAATGATGATTTACCATAAAAATTAATATACGCAGGCATTACAAAGAAATTCATCCTGTTGTCAGCAATGATTTGTCGTATTAATGACATTACTGAGTTTGATGAGTTATCCCAGTTACAATACTTTCTAATACTATCTGTATTAATAATTAATTCATCACCAATGTCACGATTTGCTTTATCAAAAAACAAAAATTCATCAAATAAAAGTCGGTTTTTAGTATCTCTTCCTGAAACCCATTTATCATTAACCGCTTTAAATAATTCCCATTGTTCTAGTTTAATAATGTCACCATCTAATTTAGAATCAACATTTTGAGTTTGTTCTTGTCTTTGTCCTAATAAAGAAGATGGTAATTTACCTCTGAATTGTTGTTCAACACTATTACGTTTGGTTTCCGCTTTATTTAAAATATTTGTGATATCTGTTGCAAATGTTGTAGGGTTGTATGTGGAATTTAATTTCTTTTGGGTCGCATAAATTCTAATTAAAGGATATAATAATTTTATATTATCACTTGTAAAAGGAATTTGATTATCCCTAAAAAAATCATAAACTGTTGATGTTTCTGTGTATCGTATATTTTCAATTGTTGAAAACCCAACATACTCTTGTAAAGTTTTCCAAACTTCGGGATATGCCGCCTTTGATGTTGTAACTGTTTTTCCACCAACACTCGGTAATGGATTTGAGTCAGTGGAATAGTAAGTCACATATTGTCCACCGTAATCAAAATTTTGTGCCGGTTTAAATTGTGGATTTTGTGAAAAATATCCAAATTGTTGTCTATCAAACTTTTTGGGGTTTCCGTTTTTTAAATAAACTTTAATGTCAATAAATTTACTCAAAACGTCATTAATATTTGCCGCTTGTAAATTACCTAAAGAAGTATTATTATCTGTAGTTCCAAGAGGTTGAACTAAAAACATCTTTTTAAATAAATTTACAATATTTGCGTATGTTGTATCATCACCTTCGGGTGAAAATATTTTTGATTCACCATCTGTTTTACAGAATTCTTTAAACTCAGTTTCAAAAGAATCTAATTGGTCTTTTGTGAATACACCAAATAAATCCTCAATTGAACTGTATGTTGTTGTGATATCAAAGTCAGTTTGGTTTTCGGTTGCCCCTGTTCTAACATATTTTAAATACTCAAGTGGTGTTGGCATTTGAACTTTTGAATTATCAAACCAACCATAATTTGGCGCGTTCCAAAAAGTTTTAACACTACCATTATACATTGGGTTTGAAGTGCCAATTTCCGAAACCGTAATGTCTGTGGTATTTCCTTCACTTCTTAACTCATTGTAGGATTGTTGAAATGGTTGTACACCTGCTGATGGAAATAAACATTTATATCCTTGATATTGTGGTCCAAAATACGATGAATAATCGGCAGTTATATTAAGATACGAGTACCAACTATTAATAGGTCCTTTTATTTTATTAATATTTTCATTATTTGATTGTAAAACTAATTCATTACCAAATAACACTGTCACATTGTTTAAGTCATATGTTAATTTACCTGTATTATCAACAAATAAATTATTGTTGGTTAATATTTTATAAAAATTATTTATAACTTGAGGATAAAAACCATTTTGAATGTTGGTAGAACCCAATAGTGTAAATGGTCTTTTTCCTGAATTTGCCGAGCCATAAACAATATCATATGTTTTTGTCGCTGCGGATGTAATTGGGTCGTAATTTGTTTTGTAATCAAAATCTTTCCATATAGACGTTAATATATCGGTATTATTTTCAACATAATTTTTATAACGATACCATATTGAACCCATTTTTAATATCCAAGCGTATGGTAATTCGTGTATCGCGGAAAACTTATTTAAATTTGCAAAAATATACTCGGTTGACACTCCGTTGCTTGTATCAATGTATTTTTCGTGTAACGTTGCAAGTGGTAATGAATTCAATAACAAATAACCTAATTTTGTGTACTTGTCATTTCCTGAAGTGTTTCCCGCTTCAACAATTGCGTTTGTAAAATATGGTGTATTTAATAAACTTGTTGTTTGTGTAATTGTTAAATTATTGTCTGTGGTATATGTTAAGTTACCTTCAGTATAGAACTTTTTTAATTTATTTTTGTATCTATCTTCATAAAAATTAATAACAAGTTGATTGGTTGTTTGGGTATCCAAATATCCTGCGTTACTTGTTGTACTTCTAGTTAACGGACCAATTTTTGGTCCTGAAAAATTATCAATAACTAATTTCTTATCATTAAAACCATAACTATTAATTGTTGTATATCTATTATCTTTGTTTGGGGTGTCTTGCATTTTTTGTGCAAAACTATCAATGATGAATGGGTATGTGTCAAAAAGTGTTGTTGCGTTTGTGGTGTTTGCACTTAAAATAGTTTTAATATTATCTAAACTTTTAAGTTTTAATGGATTTGTTGATGTTGCGTTAAAAGTTTTAGGACCCAATAATTGGAAACTATTATTAACTTGTTCTTCAATATATGGTGTAATAAAATTCTGAGAAATAAATTTATTCCACAATGGACCCGCTTCATTTTGACCTGATGTTGTTTTTAAATAGTTGTATAATGTTGTTGTTGGTAATGTGTTAACTATAACATTTTTTAATTCACCACTTGGTAAGGATTGAACAACATTATTTGTTTCAAGGTCTGATGAAGTAAAAACTATGTCTTGATTTATATCCTGATAAAATAAACCAGAATAAAAAGCATTTATATATAATCTTTCATACATTTCATAAACATAGTTTACAATTGAATTGTTTTGTTGGCTGTAAACATTAGTAACAAATGGTATTTCAATTGCATGTTCTGGCGTGTATTTTATTACTATTTCAGTGTTTGGTTTAATATCGGTTGTAAAGTTTCTATCTTTTTCCAAGACACCTTTAAGATATTCTTCAACAAATTCAACTTCAGGCCAAATAACTGGGTTATAAGCTTGTGTTGATTCACTTGTCGCCTTTGCTCCGGGATATGTTACTTCATATTCAACTTTACCTGACGTTTCCTTTTTTTGAACAAATTGTGGCCAAGGGTATACAAAATAATTTGGATTTTTAGTTGTTGTAGTTTGTATAATATTTTTACCTTCTTGTGATGGATTTGTTGTTAATATAGATTTTAACCTTGCAGTGTTTTCTCTTTGATTCCAAGCGTTTGTATGGACATCATCCATTAACTGATAAAACGCATCAACCGACGCCATTATGGCTCCTACAACATTTCTAACAGTAGGTCTAAATTGTAAGTCGTTAACATTTCCGTTTGTTCTTACTTTGTCTTTTAAAACTTGATTAAGTCTTTCAGATTCTTGTTTGTATTTTTGTATAATCTGGCCATTAATATTTTTACTAGTTTCAACTTCTCTATCTAACGTATAATAATATAAATTACCCATAGTAACCGTAACATTTTCTGTTGGTTCAATTTTAATTAAAGTACCATTATTTCTTAATTCAATAATTAAATTTGCTTTAAATTTATTAAACTCAACATCGGTATTAGGGTCAGTAACTTGTCTACCTCTTTGTTTAAAATACGTATCTTCAAAATTTATATCATCAACACTAAACTTTTCTTTAAAAAAATTAACATTAAAAGCTTTTTGGTCTAAAGTAATACTTTTACAAATTTCGGTTGGGACGGCAGTAAATTCTTTTAAACCAGTTTCTAATATTGATGTTAATTCTTTTTCAGCAATTAACGATGACTCAACATTACTTTTAACTTCTGTACCATCAACGCTATTTGTAAGTTGTTTTAATTGATATAACTTAATGTTTTTAAATGAATTGTTTAAAACTAAAACTTTATTAGAATCTAAATAGGTATCACCCCATTTAACAATATTATTACTAAAATTATTTAAAGAACCTTTATATCTTTCAAGAGCAACAATATTTGTAAAATCTAATTTATCAAACTCTTTATTTAAAAATTCAGTATATTTTGTTAATTTAATGTTCATTTCGTTTAATGACAATACAGGTACATTATTATCAATTAAACCTCTTCTTTTATATTCTTCAAATACTTGTGTTATTTTTGAATATCCCTTTGATGTTGGTTCTACTGTTATTTCTGTTGTTATACCAGTTCCATTTTGTTGGACAGACGCTGTTGCAGAACTACTTGTATTAACCGTTGGTGTGTTTTGTGTGTTATACTGATTATACATGTGTGGTAACGCAAACAAATATCCTAAACGAATATCGTCCAACATCGCACTTGTTCGAGCAATAAATTTTAAGTTAACAATATAATTCCCTGTTGACGCTTCAAAACTGGCTTGAAAATCTCTTAACATTAATTCATATTTAATTGATTTACCGTAAAACCCTTTTAAAGTTAATTGGAAAAGTGGGTACGGGTAGTATAAAAATACTGAGTATGGTGAATTACCTCCGGTTTGAAATAAGCTTCTGCCCTGTACGTCAACCAATGTCATTGTTACGGTAGGTACACCGTTAAATTTAATATCAACATTAATATCTCTAATTCCTAAAATTTGTGTGTCAACAAAATTAGTTTGTTGCGGATTTTGTCCGTTATTAAATTTAATTTGATTTATACCTCGCCCTTGAGCGCTTCCAGCACCTGTGATTTCATCAGTGTAACTTGTGTCAAATGTATCTTTATTGTTTGGTTTTAAAAAATTAATTGATGCAACTGTTGTATTGTTAACACCAGATTCAACATCTTGCCCAACAGCAAGTTTTGTTCTTGGAACCGCTTTAGCTTCCAAGTTGGCATACATAATTAAATTCTCTTGTTTAATTACACGGTCTTTTTTAACCCCGTTTGAATCTCTTACCGAGTTTGGGTCAATTAAGACGATGTTAGAACTTTCATCATAGTATATATTTTCACTTCCACCAAAATTATCTGCCATAATAATAGAATCTTGTTTGTACAGCATTATTATAGTCTTGAAGTGAACTAACTAAAGGGTATGGTATTACGATAATTGAGTTGTCAGGAATATCCCATTCCAATCCACCGTATTCAGGATTTGCTTGTAATATTAACCAATTAAAAAATGGTGTACCATAATACTCTTGGCTTATCTTATCTAATCTACTAATACCCGCTCTAAAGACATATTTAATGTCCGTACTTTTTCTTGGTAATGTTAAACCAGGAACAACGGTTTGTTCTCCGTTTAATAAAAATTGACCATATCTATTGTAGTAATCCATTAGAATATTACTTTACCATTAAATGTATTTTTATCAGAATTACTGTTTTGCCCGGTATAAAGATTTTTTAATTTTGTTTTATCACTGTCTGTTGCCGATGTTTTAATACTTAAACTTGTTTTTCGTTTGTTTTTAATTAGTGTCGTTACATCACCAGGAACATAATCTTTATTGGTTGATTTTTTATAATCTGAAAATATTTTACCAATTTCTTTTTTCTCATTGTCGGCAGGTACTTTATAATTTTTTGTTAAACTTTTACTAATAAAGCTTGTCCAATCTTTAGTTGTAAAAGAACCTGTAACTTGTTTTTCAAATACTGTATAGTTACTTGACAATTGATAACCAAACACTAAGAAAAATCTTTTATCCGCAGGACTTGTTGCAAAACTACCGCCAGGTAAATTGTAACTTTGGTCATCACTATATGTTGAAGTTATTATTTTTTTGGTTTCCAAATTAGTTTCTAATAAATTAATCAATGGTGAATATGTATTCATAACAATACCAATTTCATTTACGGTTGTTGCACTGTCAATTGTATAAATTTGTGTAATACCCTTATTATCAATATAACCATCTAATCCTTGAATTACATAGTTTAACTTATCTATGTTTCTTGTCATGGATAATTCCACTTTTGATAATTCGTTACCAGTGCTAACTAATTTATCCGTAAATTTTACTTTATAATCATTAACTAATTTTTTTAATTGATTATTAAAATTAGTTTGGTCAACAGATTTAAAATTTTGTGTCATCATTTCTTTTTGAATTGTTAAATTGTTAGAACTAATATCACTTAATAAATTACTAAATAATGTATCAATGTTATTTTCAAAAGTTGATTTACCAAAAATTGTAAGGTCTGTTTGAGTGGCAGAAGGACTACTAAATTCGTTCATCTTTCCTGATTTATAATCACGGTTTTTAGTATATAACATTAAAATACCACTATTGTATTGTTCACTTACTTGTTTTAATTTATCATATTCACCTTGTGTAAAGTTATTAAAACTTTCAATAAAGTTATTTACAATATCTTTATATGCAATGTTAACGGTTGTTCCACTATTTTGGAATTTACCATCAACAGAACCAATAGTTGTTCCACCTTCATTTTGAAGATTTGAATTTGTATTTTTTGGTGTGTCACCAGTTGGTTCAGTTTTTTCAATAAATTCTTTGTTATACGCAGATACCGCCAACGAATCGGTTGCCCTTTCATCATACATTTCGGTATTACCAAAGAAATTAAATGACAAGGCATTTTGTAATTCATCAATAGGTCCTTTTAATCCCTGACCACCAATAAATTTGAATCCCATAGTTACCGTTACAATCATAGGTTGTACACCAATACCTTCTGGATTTAAATCAAATTTAGCATCATCATATGTGAAATTACAACTATCAATTACAACTTTTGAGTGATAAAAATCCCCTACCCTTAAAACACAAATTGGTGGTGTACCAAATGATGTATTTCTTGCGTCCTTGTCAATCAGTGTTCCATCCCTTTGTTTTGTTGGGATTGTATCACCAGGTCTTGTACATTGTAATAAGAAAGTTAATCTTTCGTTCAATCCCTCAGGTGTCATTGAGTGAAACGCTGGGTGAAAGTATTTTAATTTTTCTTTTAATGAATCATAAACAAAAGGATTACTTTCTTTCATAAATTTAAAGTAATCGGCTTCACTCAATAGTTTTCTAATAACTTGTTTGCTAATTGACTGTTGTGTTGGAGCACTTGGGTTATTTGTATTATTACCATTTTGTCTTTGAGTTTCATTTAACAATCTATCAATTGTTGATGTTGGTCCCGTTGCAACCCCACCGTTTGGGTTGTTTAAGTTTGGTAGTGGCGTTTCAATAATATCCTCAATAATAACTCTTCTACATCCAACAGGTCCTGCACTATATTGGTCGGTTGTTGATGTACTACACTTATAGTTAAGTGGTTGGATTGTTTCATCCGTCGCACCATTTGATTTGGCAATCTTTACTCTTTTGTCATTATTAAGTAATGATTTAATTGTATCTTCAACACATGTATTTCTTTCAGATTCAATATTAGTTCCTTCGTTATATGAACTATTTGAACGTAATCTAATTTCAATAGTTACGTTGGCGTTTGATGATAATAATGTTTTAATACTTTCAGTAAACGCTGTTAACGCATTGTCCGAAGATGAAATTAAAGTTTGTTGTGCAGTTGTTATTTTACTAAAATTTCCACTTGTTGTATATGATGTAACATTGTTTGGGTAATTTGTTCCACCACCATTATTGTAATCAAAATAAAACTGTGTTGACTTGTACGCACTTAATTGTGGGGTATATACTTGTTGTCCAACATTTGAGTTTGAACTTAATGAACCACCAGCAGCGTCCCCACCAATATTTAAAGATTGGTTAATTGTATCTTTAATTTTTTCAGGATTACTTGAACCGTTAATTATTTTTTGAATTTGTGTTAATTCTGTGGTTGAAAAATTATTATATCTTTTTGATAATTCGTATATGTCAAATTTTGTAAGTCCCGCGAAGAACGAATCAATAACTTGGTCAGCGATTTGGCTTGATGCTGTGTTGGTTAAAACTTTATTAACCAATAAATTCATAACTGAAGGGTGGTCAACAATAACTTTAAAACTCAAACTGCCACTTCTACTTGTGTTTTTGTATGTATAAATTTCTTCAGGTCTTCCCAAAAAAGTATTTCCTTCCCATTGAACTGAGTTGTTTTCTGAAAATGTTAAATCGTATGGTGGGAACCACATAACCCTACCGCCATTTGGTCCTTTTTCAGATTCAGGTAAATCGGTATATCTAAAACCAGGTCTTCTTGACGTTCTCCACGCAAGATTCTCTAATGATAACATATACTTCTTAACTTGTCCCCCTTGCAAATTTGTTGATTCAGGACCTGATGTTGGATATATGTTTAAGTTATAAGTTTTGTCTAATATAGAATATGGGTTTTTTCTAATGTTACCATCACTTTTAACCAACTTTTGGTTGTCATAATATGGGATATCTTTGGCAAATACTCTACCGTATTCTTCCCCTTTAAAGACTCCGTTGGTATCCGTGTATCTAATTACCCTTGAACCTTTGGTCATCTCCTTATATCCATCGTTAAACACCTTAGACACTTGGTCAATGGCGTTACCAACGTGTTGTAATCTTTTACCACCTGCTGGTTGTGAATTAATTAATCTTTGTGTGTCATCTAAAATTCCACCTTGTTTAAGTGGATATGCTGTTGATTCACTTCTTGTATAGTTTGCGGCTATTGGTTGGTACTCAGGGTCTTGTCCTTTAAGTGCACCACCAACACCAACTTTCTGGCCGGCATTTCCTTTATATTTTGGTGATACCCATGTAAATCCACCTTGTACACCACCACCTTCTATGGTAGGGGTTTGGTTTAATCCAAATTTGAAATCAACATTGTTTTCATATAACTTACCTAAGTTACTTGGCCCATAAACATTTGTTTCAACCTCAATACCAAATTGATTAACAGGAATTTGTCCTGAAGGTGATACAATATCTAATGGTTCAGATGTTCTACTACCAATATAGTAGTTACCTTTAGGTGCTGTTAAATTTAAATTACTTAAGAAATTGGCTTTGTAGTCAGGTGTGTAATAGTTTAATGATAAATTTCTAAATAATACTTTTCTTGACCCACCACTTGTGTATGCTAAAAATACATCTGAAGAACTTTTCTTACTTGGTAATACGGCTGGAAATCCAAAAAATCTTGAAACAGCATTTACGGTTTGATTTAATATACTCTTTTGACCTACGTTGTTAAAATAATCACCAGGTATGTATGAGTATGGTGAATACACACCCGTAACTCTTGAAATAAAATCTAATCCTTTTCCAATAATACTATCAGGTACCGTTATGTGCCAATCAGGTTCAATTAATGGTTGTCTACCTGTTATTAATTTTAAAATTTTATATGGGTCACTTCCTGTTTGAAGTGCGTTTGCTCTACCTAATGTTTGTTGATATGTTTCTAAAGCGATAGATTCTTGAAATAATTTTCTAAGATTGGTTGCACCAATTTGTGCCAATGCCGAATCTTGTGATAATGAACCTAAAGTACCTATTGGGTCCTTACTTAATAAAATATTAATTGGACTATAACTTGATGCTCTATAAGTATAATACTCAGCTCTAGTTGTTAACTGTCTAATAATTAAATTTAACTCTGATGAAGCATCACCCCACCCGTCTTGTGGTCCAAATAAGTTTTTGGTAATTAGATTTTTTTGTGAAAACTTGGCTTCGTCAAACTTTTTTGTTTGTGGGCTTGAATAATTGAACTCTCCTTCATTGGCGTCATTAACAACTAAATCAACATTTGCACTTGTTTTATATCCACCATTAGGACCATATTGATTAACTGTGTATAATCTTTTCTTTTCGGGAATAGATGTATCAATCATGTCAGGTTGATTTACCAATGGTACATCAATCCATTTTGTTTCTTTAGTATAAGTTTGGTTTTTGGGTAAAGCTTGGGTGGTTGAACCTTTTACAAAATAAGGCTCTAAATTAGAAACAATTATTTTTTTTCTAAATTGTTCTGATGCTGAAAATGATAATAAGCTGTCTGCCATCTTATACTGTTTTCTATAAATAGATAAAATAAGATTTTTTATTGTTTTTAAATTGGGTTATTAAATTGAATACCCTTTTTTCTTCATCTCTTCACGTACATAATCAAGTGTTGCTGTTTTAATAACATCCGCAAATTTTAAATCCATTCCCTTGATATCAACTTCAATTTTAGCGGCACCTGTTACGGTTAATGGTGTTGGTGGCGTCTCACCTTTAATTTTTGAACTGGTAAACGTATCTAACGCTTTGGTAATTAATAAACTAGTATTTGTGATATTTTCACCAAACTTTGCGATTAATTCATCTGAAGTTTTCCCCCCTACTGTTGATGCTCTTATTGATGAAATAACTTGTGTTTGTGCGGCGGTAACGGTATCTAATGTTTTTGAAAAATCGCCAACTTTTAATACTGAAAGTGCAAGAGCGTTAGTAAATAAATTTGATTGTACTGTTGACGCTTCTTGAGCGGACATATTGGCTTGAATCATTTTAACATTTTCATCAGCACTGTTACTTACTTCACTACCTTTACCTTGTAGTCCAACCATAATTTCATTAATTTGTTTAGCGTCTAATCCTCCAATTTCTTGTCCTTTAATTGTAACAACACCCCCTTTTTGTAATTGAGCATAATTAGCTAATGTTTGTTTTTCCTCATCAGACATTGATTTAATATCCGGATTTAAATTTAATTGACTAATAATTTGTTCTTGTTTAACCATTTTGAGTGCTGATTCAGTAATCGCATCAGCATTTCCACCATAAATTTTAGCCACTTCTCTAATTCTCATTCTTTCAGCACTACCAATTTCCGCTTGACCAGTTTCTTTGTTAAATGTTGCAATACCTTTTGTTGATTTAATTAATTCGTCATTCAGTCCCTTTAAATCGTTTTGTGCCATATATAATAATTTAGCACCATCACCTAATTGAGAAAATGAACCGCCTAATGTTTGTAATTGTGCGGCGGCTTCATAAGCTCTTTCAGGACTATCCATAATTTGGTCAGCAAAACTTTGAGCAACACTTAATGTGTCACCCAACACTTGTGATTTTGCAACCATTGACGCTAAGTCAGCGACACCTTTTGGAAATCCATATTTGTTTAAAATATCTAATTTACCGGAAACTGTAGTTAAAAATTGACCAGCATTTAATCCGTAACTTTTAGCAGTATTTACAAGTTCCATTTCTTTTTGAACAGTACCGTCTATACCACCACCCACCTTATCAAAGAATTTTTCAAACGATTGGAAAGTTTCGGTTTTTACACCTAATTTTTGCATGGCTTCCATATTTGTTAAAGCCTCCGCAGAAACATAAGTTGTTCTACCTAATGTAATATTTATCTGTTTAAAGTGTTCAACAACATCACCTAAATTACCACCCATCTCAAGGGCGTTTACCGCAGCCTTTCCAATCTCGGTTTCCATCAATTTGGCTTGGGCAGCACTTTGTCCCAACTCTCTTGATGTTTTAATTATATTATCTTGTAATTTAAAAATTGAATCTATTGATTTTTCAGCGGATGATTTTAATCCATCTAATGACACAAGGTTTGCTTGCTCTTTTAATTTACTCATCGCAAGAATCCCGGCACCCAAACCTGCGGTTGCGTTGGTTATTTCATCATTTAATTCTGTCATCATAACTTATAAATATCATTTACGGTTTTTTTCTCTTTGTTCTTCAATCATATCATATTGTTCAAGAAGTTTTCCAATAAAATATTTACGTTCATATGTCGGCATAGTAATAATATCCGAATATTGAAAATTCGCATTTTTAACCAAAAAGAAAATTTCGTCTAATAATATTTTTTTATACTCCGAAGAAAGGACGAAAAAACTCCACCCCAAAGCTGACACTCGTGTCAACTCTTTCTCCTGACGGGGCTATAACTTGTTTTTTTAAATCTAATCTTGGTTCAGAGTCATTAACAAATTTTCTAATGAATTGTGAGTCTCTAATTGGCATCATTTGAATGTACTTAACAATTTGTTCTCTGTCGGTATTACCGTTTATTGAAACAATATAAGATTCCAATTTTCTTGTGATTTTTGGTGCAACCATTCCGTCAGGATATAAATCAAGTTCACTATCAATTAAACTTTCTTCGCCATAAGTTAAAAGTCTTAATTTAACAACATCTTCAGACATTGGTAACTTGGTTTCAAAATAACCATCAACGCCAAGTTTTGATTCGGTTTGTTTAATATTTAATTCACTCAATTCAATATCATATTCAAATCTTTTTGAAGTTTGTGGGTCAATACTTGAAATTTTGTATTTTGGTCCGAACGCTGTGTTTCTTAAGAAAATTAAAATTGCTTCAACGTCACCAGGTAACAAATCATCAATTCTAACATCGGGTTCATAAATTTTATTTTTTAATAATTGTGCGATTACGTTGGTTGTTCCCATGTTGACACTTGCCAATAGATTTTCATCTTGGGCTGTCAAATACCCAACCTTAATTGATTTCTTTTTATTAGCATAAAATAAACCTTGTGAAGGTAATGGTACCACGTCATGTGGTAAGTTAAAATTCATTTGTCCGTATTGTTGTTCGTTTTCCATAAAAAAAGCCAGAGATTACCCCTGGCTTTAAATATAAACTGACTTTGTTTTTTGTAAATGAAATATTAATAAACTAAAATACATCTATCAGGACGAAGTGTTGCTGAGATGGTTTGTAAACCGTCATCAGAATAAGACACACCCTGAAAGTCCACGTCTGTTAGGAAACAACCTTGTAAAATCCATTTTTCAACCGCAACACCTGTCGGGTCTAACATTTCCAAAGTAATATCCTTTTTGTAACCAGCAGCATATCCCATACGACCTGTTACTGATTCAGCGTGTAAACGAACCCACTCCATAAGAGCTTGAGCAGCTGATGGTCCAATAGGGTCACGGAAAGTAACACCAATAGTTCCCCACTCGAACATACCAGCAACATAAGTTTTGGTATTTAAGAAAGGAATTTCTTTTGATGCAATTGTTATTTTTGGTCTGGCAGCAGATTCTACATACCAAGAATTAATACCCAATGAAGTAGGAAACGTCAAAATAAATCGGTTTTTGCGTTTTGGTTCATACGGGTCGGGCATTTTCATTAATAAGTCAGCCATGTGGTTATATTTTTTGTTTTAATTATTTTAGTTTATTTACCTATAAATACTTGATTGTTCAAAATTTTTGTCTTATATTTTCTAGGCGTTCTAGTTTATTAATTATATTAAATATTAATATTTTGTTTTAGTTTGTGATTTAGTTAAATAAGTTGTTACTGGATGCTCTAGTCCAAATTCTTTGTTTAAGAATTCTTTAACTTTTTCCACATTTCTTTCATCGTCATCTGAGAAACCTATTGAAGGTACCACGAAATTATTGGACACATCATTTTTGAACAATACTTTACCACCCACTTTGTTTGCAAGTTCCTTACAATAAGTGATAAATTCTCTTAACGCATTTATTTTTCCTTCTTCAGGATTGGCTTCAGAACCAGTTCCGAATGATACAGGGTGAAAACGACACATGTCCAAATATTCTTTAATCATTGTATTGTCATCTTTAATATCCTCACCTGTAAAATCACGATATTTCTTTAATGATTCCACCAATTTTTCTTGGTCCAAACCACTCACATTATTTTTGATGAGTTTGTAAACCGCTTGTTTTAAAATCATTGGATTGTGTCCACGAGCTGTGATGATGGCGAAAATTGACCCACCATTGACACACTCAACAAAATCGTCCCACGATGGTCCCAAACTTGCCGACATTACATCTACTAAAAATTGTTTTTCACCTTCACCTCTAAAATTTCTAAAAGGATTTGACGCAAAACCAACAATGGTTTTTCCATTATATACAAATGGTTTTTTTCCCAATTCGTTTCTGTGCTCAGCAAAATCATCTGTTGACATACCAATTTCATTATCTTTGTCATCCAAAATCATAATCTTTGTTGGCATGTTCATTACATTGTCATCCCAATCAAAAGCATAATATTTGTGGTCAGGTAATCCTGATGGGTCCATACCCTCAGTTACCATTTCTAACAAGTGTCTTCTAATTGATTTTTTTAAATTCATTACTTTTTGTCTTTTGCTAATTTTGAAATGATACTTTCTAACTGTGATTCAGTTAAAACAATGTTTTGTGGTTTTTTAGAATAAGTTTTTTTACCGTTAGTTGGTACTTCTAAACTTTCCATTAATATTTTTTTTGTGAATTCCATAGTTTTATATATAAATAATAGGGAGAAGAGTTTTATTTCTTCTCCCGTGTTTATTTTTAGATATTTTCAAACGAAGCTCCTGTTGGTGTAATTAAGAACTCAATGTCAATGAATTCAAGAGCTTTTGTTGGTTTAAGGTAAATTTTACCTGTCATTGTATTTCTGTCTAAGTCTTCAGGTGTGTTTGTTACAACAACTCTAAAGTCAATTAAACCTCTATCTCTTCTGATTGAATCCAAGATTGGATTAACAGAGTCCAAGAAATCTTGTCTAACTTTGTCATCGTTTTGTTCAAACAACAATCTAACAGCCACTGCTGAAATTAACTTACGAGCTTGTAATAACAATCTTCTTACGTTGATTCTGTCAAGAGCTGATTCAGCAACTTGAGTAGTTTTGTTACCCCAAATCAACGTTCCAACATCTGAAAAAGTTGCAATTGGGTTAATTCTACCTTGATACAATGTATCTCTGTCGTCTTGTGTAAGTTTCTTACGAGCTTTAACTGAATTCACAATACCTCTTGTGTAACCCGCAGATGCGAACCAAGGGAATGAAATGTTATCAGTCAAAGCTAAGTTTCTACAAACTTCTGCTGTTGCTGGAAGATAAATTTGTGTATTGTTAACAGTATCTCTTGTTAATACCCAAGGGTAATAAGTTGCTGTGTAATTTGAATCAATACCAGTACCGTCTAAGTTATCAACTGCTTCAGTTGGGTAGATTAAATCAGTTGCTGGTGATGTTGTAGTATCAACAAACATGTTATAGTCAGGACAAGTCATGATGTATAATGAATCCGCTCTTTGAGTTTCAATCATGTCAATAGCATCTTCAACTAAGTTAGAGTTAGTAACAAAGTCAATACCTGGTGTTACAAACACGTTAATGTTTGTTGCTTCAGGGTTACCAAATGTTTGTTGTCCTAATAAGTATGCGTAGTAATCAGTATTTGCCCATTGTGTTGAGTTACCCTCAACTGTGATTTGTTTGAACGCTCCCCATCCAGTTGCTGTTGGGAATTGTGTTGACGGTGCAGCTCCTTTCATATACCCCGAACCACCTAACACATAGTTGTCACCGTTTGTTCTATATTTTCTATAAATGTCCCATCCGTCAAATCCACCACGTGCAAACAATGTGTATTTTCTTGATTGGATTCTGTAGTATGGATTTGTTGGGTCCGTTGGGTCAGAAGTGAACGATGCGTTACCAACTTCAAATGCCGATGTACCCGATGTACTATAAACGTTTGAAATTGTAACCGCAGTTGCACCTGAGTCCATGTGATAACCTTTTGACAAGAAATCCCATTCTTGTGATGTGGTTGCCGTTGCAAGATTATTTGGATTTTGTTTTCCTTTATAGTTGTAATATTCAGGGTCATATCCAATTGTATCTGAAAGACCTAAGAATGTTCTATTGATTTTATCGCCAGCACTTCTTTGAACTGTTGAAAATGGTGGTTGATAAATTACTTCACCAGCAACATCATATTTAGTTTTGTAAATTGGGAATGGTGTAACCGCTCCGTAGTAATTTCTCATTAAGTAACCCTCAAATCCACATGGTAATGCATCTACAGGTGCTTCGTTACTCATTTCCAACATTACATATTTTGACCTTACAGCATATTCACCGTCACTAGTTCCTATTTTAACACCCACATAACTATTTGTACCAACATTCATTGAGCAGTTTGTGAATTTTTCTAAATAAACAGGACTTGCATCTGTGTCATTATACGCTCTGATACCGACATCAAATGTCCCATTATTAAATGAAACATTTAAGATTGAAATTTTAACTTCTTGGTTTGCGTCGTTACCATCTGAAATTAAGATAAATTTAAATAACTTATAAACATTTGTACCTCTCAACTCTGAAACCACATAAGGAGTTTCTGGTGTTTGGTATTGTTCTAAATACCAACCAATTGAACGGTTTAATGAGTTATCGTCTTGAGCTGATGGTAATGCTGTTGCGGATGACTGTATGCCTCTAATATAACCTTTCTTATATGAATAGTTTAAGAAATTGTTAAATTCTTCTTCAACAAACAACGGAACTTCATTACTTGGTTTTCCAAAATTAGATTGACCAAATACCTTAGAAATAAAATTAGTATCAGTAGAATCTAATGAGGTTTTAAATTCAAACGTATTTCCATCGTAAGTAATACCTGAAACACCAAATGGTGAATAAGGACTCATTGACGCTCCTGAGTATACACCATTAAAATCTAATTTAACATTAGTTGTACCCGTTACTTGGTATAAAGGATTAGTTGTTGTTGTGTAATTTGAAACACCTCTTGAACGAAGAGTTGCAATTACAACATCATTATATTCTGTATAAGCAGTTCCTAAAAAATAAGTACTTTTAACTCTTGTTGTACCTGTGTAAACACCAGGAGAAGATTGTCCCATCGCATTTATGTAGACACCAAATGAGAATCCTGAATAATTATCACCACCTGTTGGTGCAAATTGAGAATAATACCAAGAGTCATTATTTCTACTTGCAAATGTATCACCTGATGAAGATAAATCCGCTACTCCGTATACGTTAGTATTATTACGTGTTGAGAAATAAGAATTATATTGTACGTCATATAAAGTACCAAAAATATATGCTGAAGTAGCACTTAATGAGTTTGAATTAACAACCGATTTAATAAATGAATTTAATTGTGATTGAATTGTTGATGTTGTACCATTAGATAAAGTAAATTGGTTATTTACATTATCATAAAAAGAAAGTCCTGAGAAATCAGAAAAAGTAACAGAACCTGCAGTAGTTCCTGTAAAACCAAAACCACTTCCGTCATAATCATCAATAACTACTGTTGAACCATCAACATTTGCTAATGTACTAATAGACCAAGATGGTCCCGCATCATAACCTGATAAACCAAGAATTCTTGATACAAAAAGTTGGTTAGATTGTGATAGATATGATTTAGCGATATACGCTGCTTCGTATTTTGGTATTTGTGTATCTACAAATTTTTCAGGTGTTGTACCACCAAAAATTGCTGAAAATTCATCGAAACTTGAAACGAAGATTGGCTCAAAAGCCGGACCCTTCAAAGTTTCTCCTACAATACCTAACGTTGTAACACCTACGCTTTGTGCTACAAATGATAAGTCACGTTCTGAAGTGTATACTCCAGGTGAAACGAAAACTTTATTTGATGTTGCCATTATTTGTTTGTTTTTTTATAAGTTGTTTTATTTAATACATAAATATTGTTGATTTTTGTAAAAAACTTAGTATACGGATACTATTTATAATTCAGTATGAATAAATTCTACCTTTTTTCTACCTTATGAAAAAAACCCCCAAGAAAATAAAGAATATAAAGATTTCTGAAGAATCACACGCAATTCTTAAAAAGTATTGTGAACAGAATGGACTTAAGATTTACGGATTTTTAGAAAATATAATCAAAGAAAAATGTCGTGTAAAAACTGACATTTACGGTGACCCGTTAGACTAATTTGATATCAAATAATATATTTGAATCTTGGCTGGTTTTACCCGTTTGTTTTTCAATAACAACCTTTAATCCCGTATTGGGACCCATAGGAAAATAAGGCAAATCTTTTCCAATATATAATTCAGTTCCCTGTGTTACAGTGAATGCACTATAATGTTCAACATTATTTGAATTCACAAAATAAAAATCATAATTGGTTGGTAATGAATTTTGATTTAAAATTGTGTTAGAACCAATAAATTGATAATTGGTTGGTATTGTATCAGGATTGGGTTCTTTTGATACCGCTTTTCTTGCTCTTGTTTTTACACTAACATCTACCATTGTTAAAACTCTTGATACCGCAGGTGCCACCTCAAACTGTTCCTCATCCAATAAAACACCCAACATTTTAAATGTGTAGTTTTGAATAAAGTATCTTCTTTTTTGTAATTCAACAACTGACTCATCAGAAATACTATCCATGACGATTGGGATATATCTACCCTTAATCAAAGCATACGCCTGTCTTGACGAAAATTTATCAAGTACTTTTTGATTAAATGCGTTTAGTTCTCTCATTCTGTTTGTAAAAATTTTTACCTCAAATGTAATGTCAAC